CGTGGCGATGTCGCTAGGCCCGCCCCAAGGTTCTGTGCGCGGCATTGGAGCAAACTTGGACGCAATGTCCTTGATGTCTTGTTCGACGTCTGAAGCGCCGCTAAACTGCGCTGCAAAAGCCAAATAATTGATGCCATCGACGTAATGATCAGGCTTTTTCCTGTCGCGCTTGGCTCTCACCAATTTTGTCGCATGATGAACCATCGCCACTTCATACATTGTATATTTTCTGCCAAGCAAAATGGTCAGGACGTTTGCAATGTCTTCATGGACGTCTGTGATGTCACCATAATCGGCGCGATCTTTAATCGCCCCAATTGCTCTACCCATTGCTGTTTCATAATCCATTGAATTACCTCAATATTTGTTGTTTAGGACTTTTACTTTCCCCACAAAACGATAATTGATACCAATATATCCATTGCTGGAAAATGTGCCGTTTTGCGGATCTTTGTAATACTCTTCAACCATTAAGAAATCGTTATCCGTTAAAGCTTGCAGAAAATCTTCCAAACTTTTGACGGGATAATCGGCCACAATCTGGTGAACCGCAGTTCCGCTTCGAGCGGGCATATTCATCGTAATAACGAATTTCATGGTTATACCTTAGTCTAATGATGGGCGGGCGGATTATACTGAAAGGATCAAAATGTATAATCCGCCCTGAACCATCAGCCGAAATCTTCGTCGTCAGCGACAGGAGCCGCTACCTTCGTCGATCCGGTTGATGGGGCGCTTGACCGAGCCGTTTCCGGCGCGGCTGCACGTTGTTGTGGCTTGAGATCAGCCGGGCGAGAAACCCAAGACTGAATTTCAAATTTTGGGCTGTAGTTGGTTGACTTCCGAGACCCCTCTCCCGTTGTTACCGCTACAGTGTCCACCAGAACAACAACTGGCAATTTATCTGGATTTTTCTTTGCACCAGCCATGAAAGCATCGTGCAATTCATCCAGACCACGCAAGAATGCTTTGGCTGTTGACGCCATTTCGCGCACGTCACCACCGCATTCTTTCGCAAGCTTCACCACAAAACGCGCACCGCGCTTGTGCTTTTCGCTTGGTTTATCAGGCATGTTATCAATCGGGCCGAGGGCAAAGGATGGAGCGCCTCCTGTATCAAAATCAATCCAACCAACCTCGATATTTTCAAGATCAACAACGGCTTTAAACGATTTGGTAATGTCTACGTCAATGTTTTCGCCGAGTTCACGGTCGCGGCGGAACATGCGGCCAGCGCGACAGTCAAATTTGCAGATAGGCAGAAAATTTCCGCCTTCAGAAGCTTCAGTGCTAAAACCAAGTGCCATTTTCATAGTCCTTCTTTAAAATACCGCTGTTTAGCCAGCGGCTCGCTCTTGCCCACATGGGCGAAGCTCACAATCCCCACACATCAAAAGCGTTCTGACGCGCTTTTGGGTCGGAAAAATAAAACGAATCAACGTCCGGCACGACCAAGCTGGCCAAATAGTGCGGATCCTCGCTGATCGACAGAAACCGTTGAATTGCCAAAGCAATTTTGCCTAAAGCAGCCACATGCTCCCGCTTGTTTTCAAGTTGGTAAGTGGCCGACTTTTTGGGGGTGACATAGGTTATGCGGGCGTCCAGATTGTCGCCTCTGGCGGCGCAATACAATGCGACTTGACGGGCATGATTGGTGCTGATCTTGGATGGCAAAGCATGGGTTGTTTTCAAATCTATCAGAATACCGTGGTTTTCCCATTCCATGTCGTAATAACCGATCAAAGGCACAGCCAGACCTTCAACATTGTATTTGATCAACCCTTGTGTGCTGGATGGTTTGCCATAAGGCGCAAGCTCTCGAATGCCCTGCGCGACCATGTCCGCAATTGCGGCTTGTTCTTTGTCAATGCGCGGATCCCCGGACAATGCCGTCAATTTAGAAAATTCCTTTTTGGTAATTTCCTGACATTCTTTGAGGGTTGCGCCATTAAGCAATCCATGCACAACACCGGCTTCAACGGCTGTTCCTCGATGTGCCGCAGCGCCCACAGGTGAACGCAATTTAAGGCAACGCTCCATCACATACATTGCAGGTGATGCAACAAAAAGATTGCATTGTGAAGGCGACAAATGCTCGATGCCGTAGCGGGCGAAGGGGTTCATGTGTTCAATTCCATAAAATCGTCATGCGAACATAATGACAAAAAAACATTCGTCAACCCCTATTGACAATTTTTCCAAAATGTCCAAAACTGCAAGGATTGATTTGGAGAAGGATCATGACAGAACAAAACAGGCAGTTATTTGTCTTGTCCGATGAAGTATGGTCAAGCATAGATTACAATGAAATTTACAGCACATATAAAGATATGAAAGAAATGGGGTTAGACAAACCACCATGTGAAAAATTTGCTGTTTGCATTAGTGCAAATTTCATTCGCAAGTTAGCTGATTTTGCCGGTACAAATTTAACTGGCGATTTATTGGGGGTGGATTGGGAAAAAACATTTTGTAATCTTGTTGTCCATTTTAATTGTAAAAAAGATGGCATAGATGGTTTTAGCGCACAAATGTTTTTGGTTAAAAATAATGAATATTTTGATTTCAATCTTGCATTAGAGTTTATGAAACGAACCGGTCGGTTTGATTTATACATTGCAAATTCAGATTGGGCTAAATTTTTGATGGGTGGTGTTGTTATGGTTCTCATTGTTGCACTTGCAACAAGGAATGCCATTAAAGAACCCAAAATAAGTGGCGCTATTAAGCGTTTAATTGGTAAAAAAACTTTAAAACAAAATTATGGGCATACAACTACAATATCTGTGGGAAAAATTTATGAAACTGAAGCAAGCCCTAACACAGGAACACCATTGTATAAAAGGCGCACACACTTGCGGCGCGGGCATATTCGCAATCAAACTTATGGGCCTGATCGTGCGTTTATGAAGAAAATTTTCATTGAACCTGTTTTCGTAAATGCCGACGAAAATTGGGTGGAAACACGCAAGGCATACAAAGTGAAGGTGGCCAAAGATGGTTAATATGTTGGGAATGCTTTTATCCAAAAAGGATGAAGAGGGTTGGAATTTAACTGAGTTGGATTTGTTCGCAATGGCTGCATTGCAGGGCATGATGCACGCGGATCATTACACTGATCACGCATGGGCTGCTGAACAGGCTTACAAATACGCGCATGAAATGATGAAGCGCAAATCTATCGAGGATTTGGCCCAATGAAAAAGGTCGATATTTTCCGCATTCCCGTCTATGAATTTACCAATCGGGAACATGCTTATTATAAAGATGCGTGGCTGAATTATATTCGGGATAATCACCGGTATATTGAACGCGAAGGCATTGGCTACTCGCACCCTAATTTGCACAAAGATGCACTGTTTAGGCCGTTCACAGATTTTGTTAACCTGTCAGTTACCCAGATGATGGTAGATTTGGACATGTTTTCAAATTTTGGCATTACCAGCATGTGGGGAACGCACCAGAGCATCAAAGGCGCACATTCCAGCCACACACACGGCAACAACCTGCTGGCCGGTGTTTATTATCTGCACGCAGACAGGCCGCAAGAGTCCGGCACTGTGTTCGAAAACGTCATGGCTGATTTGAACCCGATCAAATTGAAACGGGATCCGCACCAAACAATTGATACCGATGAAATGCGGACCAGTTTTTTCAACAACCTGCACAGGGTTAAATTTGAAGAGGGCAAGCTTGTGCTGTTTCCCGCATGGCTGCGGCACAGGACGTATCCATATCTTGGCAAAGAACGGGCAATCATTGGCGTGAATATTATGCCGATTGGATTAACGCAAACAGATCCTTTTGACCGTTACCATTACCAAGATTTTCACGAAAGCAAAATGTGGGGCGATGATACCCAACAATGGAAACCGACAAAATGACTATTGTAGACAAATTGAAATCCGCGCATTCATTCCACGGTGATCCACTTCACCGAGAGGCATGGGAAGAGATTGAAAGCTTGTACAAAATAATCGACACAATGGCTAATCGTGCAAATGACATTCGCCTCATGGGTAAGGTTAAATTGCTGCAAAGAAATCACATTATTTGTGAAGATGAAGACGGAAATATCATTCTTAGTTAAACAGGAGAACTAAAATGTTGGATAAACTTATCGAATCAATGATGGCTGATATTGAAGACATGACGAAAAAGGAAAAAAAGGGCAAACGCTACGTTCGCAATGATTATGAAGGCATTGCTGAAGAAAAGCGGTTGGATTTTGTAACGACAAAAGGCGTGCCGG